TCCTGTCACCTCGACCGTAGCCCTTATAAACCGCATCGTTATGCGGTTTATTTTTTTACTGACCGTTTTCTGACCGTTTTGTTTCAAAAATTTTGTTGAGTATACCTACAGCACGTTCTTCTTCCTGCGGATATAGATGAGAATATGTGTTCCAAGTCATCTCAACATTGCTATGACCTAACCGCCTTGCTATCTCCTGTATATTGATGCCTTCGCTTGCAAGAAGAGATGCGTGGCTGTGTCTGAAATCGTGTAGCCGGATGTGTGGCAATCCTGCCTTATCTGCAAACTCAAAGCCCTTGTTGCATACAGTGCTATCTCTTATACAATCTATCCCTCCGCAGATACGATAACCTTCTGTAAATTTTTTGTCTTGCATTTGCCGTTGCTTCTGCTCTTTGAGGATAGTTTCAAGCGGAATCGGAATTTGTAGTGTGCGGATAGATGAGCTGTTCTTAGGTAACGTTTCAACCAATCTTCCGACTTTTTGATTTACACTTCTTGATATGCTGAGTGTATTCCCTTTTATGTCAGACCATTTCAGTGCATAAATTTCGCCTTTTCTTGCTCCTGTAAAGTATGCAATACAAAAGAAAACATAATAGCTCCATTCGTTTATAGTATCCCTTTCTTCTGCTTGTTCTCTTGCAACGGCAATGAATTTCTTAAACTGATCTGGCGTATAAAAATGAAGTTCCTCTTTGGGCAAGGCTTGCGTATCTTTTTTGAAATTTCCGACAATTGTCAGGTTGTTTTTTGAGATATATCCCATCTTAACGGCATAGTTAAGCATCTGCCTTAGCTCTGCGTAATAGTTTTGCTTTGTACTGATTGATACATCAATTTTAGCTATATCGTTTTTCCAAGTCTGCAAAGCCGGAACGGTCAGCTTATCGAGTTGTTTGTCTGCAAGATACGGCAACGTACCTTTTACAAGGCAGTTTTTAATAGGTACAAGTGATGTTGCTCTTACCTCATTCTCTTTTGCTAAGATGTACTCATCGTACAATTGCTGTACTGTCATTCTCGCCGTTGCAGGCTTTTCTTTGCCGACTTCATTGAGCAAGTCTTTTTCAGTTTGTTTTGCTTCTGCAAGACCGTAAACGAGTTTTGCTCTGTTATGCGGCTTGCCGAATTGATCGATGTAATTTATACGGACTCGGTACTGTTGCAGACCATCCTTCTTGTTTTTTGTTTTTGTAATTGGCATATCACTTCTCCTTTGAATATATGATTTGCTCCCGGCATAAAGTCGGGAGCTTTTGTTTTTATTTATTTGATTTGCGGTCTACTAAATATATATCCGCATTTACACATACAAGGCTCTTCGCCTTTAGCATAAGCCTTACCACATTCTGGGCAGTACACAAGCTCGATGTTTGCACCTGTGCTGATGTGTGCTTTTTCGTATTTCTCAATCTTATCTTTAGCATATTCTTCTTTATATTTAATTTTATCAATTATTTTAACAATAGTTGCAACGATAATTCCTATTGGGAAGAACATTCCGGCTAAAGTACATAGTCCTCTTCTATTTCCGTCTTTTAATTTGTGCATAATTTTGCAAGAGTTCAACATAAAATACGGAAAAACAACTAAAAATGTGCCTGCACAAGTGCTAATAAATATGTAAATCCATTCATAAACTGGCTTACCTAAAAAGTACATATATATATCTCCTTATAAAGATTTGAAATTTGTTTACAATCGCTTGATTACAGCCACAGCCTTACCGAACCTTTTACTTTATTTTTCTTTGTTCTGCTTTTTACGCTCCTTGACTTCGGCTCTCCACAGAATTGCATCAACAATCTTGAAAATTACTACTACAGGAATGCCGTAAAAGCCGAGCAAGACCGTTATTATTCTAAGTATAATACGCACAGGCTTGTTAACAAGTTTAAACAAATGACAACTGTTAAGAAGCAAAACCATTAACGCACCGACAATTAAACTGATTGCTATAGGTATCATCATAATTATCGTACCTTCAGTTGAGTGATAATCCATTGAAAAAACCTCCAAAACCTTTTCTTTACATTATTACACTTTTTGTAGAACAATTCAATAACAATTAATCAATTTTGTTGATGTGTACAAACAGTGGCAGGAAGTATTATGCAAAATAAACAAAGCCCACACAGCTAATAATAACCGTGTGGGCTTCTTTTATTCGCCGTTTACTGAGCGGCGATGCTCAATTTTTGCGACTGCTTCAACAATTTCTCGCCCGTGTTCATCCATTTGCATATACATCAGAGCGATGTTTGCGGCTTTTCTTTCGACTTCGTCTTTAGGTTTGACTTCCTTTGACTCTGTCCGACCGATTATGTAATCAATCGAAACGCCGTAATAGTCGGCAAGCGTTATAAGCATTTCTGAGTTTGGCTCTCTTGTTCCTTTTTCGTAATTAACGTATGTTGAATATGGGATTTTAAGTGCCTTTGCCACATCAGCCATTGACTTGCCTGAATCTATTCGCAGTTGCTTGAGTTTGGTCATTATATCACCTCCCTCCGCTATCTATTATTACACAAAATGAGTAATAAGTCAACACTCAATCACACAAATTCGCATAAATTTGTTCAATTTGAGTAATTTGCACAAATAACAGCTATCCAATTTGGATAAAATTACGGCTTGATTTTTACTCGAAATGAGTATATAATGAAATTGTTCAAAACGAACAGATAAGATTATTCAAAAGGAGTGATTTTAATGGGAAAGCCTGCACTGCTTTATCCGAACATCGAAGCGGAACGAGCAAGAAGAGGATGGACGGTCGATGAATTGCTTGAGAAAATCAACGTGAAAAGTCGCAAAACATACTATAACTGGTGCAGAAGGGGAGAAATCCCTCTCAAGAAACTCAACAGCCTTGCTGATGTGCTTGAGTGTTCGCCAGATTATCTGCTTGGCTTCAAGCAGGACAAGCGAAAGGAGGATTAAATGGACAAGCTGAAATTTGTTGCTGACGGTGGCTCGGAATTAAGAGTTATGGTCAGCGAGGCGGCATACAAGACCGTCAAGGACATCGCAAAGGAAACAGGGCTGTCGACAAAGGCTGTCGCTACAAAGATGATAAACTTTGCGGCGAAGCACGTTGAGATTGCCTACGAGGAGGAAACATGAGCGAAATCAGAGTACGCATACCGCAAGTGCAAAATGCAAGAGTGGCTCTCGCCATTTACTACAGCAAGTCTGAAATTGGCAATGCCGATATCAAGATGCTGTTCGGTAATATGGGGCAGGAGCGGATAACGAAACTCAAGGCGGTTGCAAGAGAGCGGATGCGAGAAAAGAATTGTCCCACATATAATGCACGGTGTGTAAATACAGAGTGTGCGTTCGAAGCGTGGGGCATCGATGTAAAAAGACTTACAAAAGGATTAGGCATCCTTGAGAAACTCGGATTGGAGGTAAAAACGAATGAAGGCATATAAGGTAATCGCTTTCTGCGTTGCACAGTTCCTGCGTATATGGGTATCAGCAGCAGTGCTTGTTGCTACATATGTGCCGATGTCAGCTTTGGCTTATGCCGAGCGTGGATACAAGGCAATCGGTGGCGAGATTATCCCACCAATAATACTCACGGCTGTTGCGTGGGTAGGTATGGGATGGCTTACAGAAACGTTATACAAGGAATACGTTGCAGAGATAAGGCTGATAAGAGCGGCAAAAGCAAATAGCCGAAAGGAGAAAACAGACGATGAACACAAGGGATAAGCCGTTACCGTGTACTTGTGGTGGTAACGGTGTGACGGTTGATGCAGAGCCGCCTGCGATTGTGTAAATGGAGGTTATGGTAAAAGATGAAACCGATTGAATTATGGCACGGTGATTGTCTTGAATTGATGAAAGATATTTCTGACGGCTCTGTTGATTTGGTGCTGGCTGACCCGCCGTATGGAACAACAGCTTGCAAATGGGATAGCGTTATTCCTTTTGAACCGATGTGGGAACAGTTGAAACGCATTGTAAAAAGAGGAGGTACAATTGTTCTCTTTGGTAGCGAGCCATTTTCAAGTCTTTTGAGGATAAGCAACATTGATTGGTATAAATACGATTGGGTTTGGGAAAAAGAGCAAAGCTCAAGCGGATTACAATCCAAAATTGCACCAATGAAAAAGCACGAAAATATAAGTGTGTTTTTCCAAGCACCAACTGATGATACAACAAACGCATATCAATCCTTGAAAGAGTATTTTCAATCCGAAAAAGAAAAAAGCGGATTAAATTCAAAGCAAATCAAAGAGCTGCTTGGAAACTATATGTCAAGTCATTATTTTACAAATGGATCGCAGTTTTGCATACCGTCTGAAGAAAACTATAAAAAATTGCAAAGCACGGGATTTTTTCAAGTGCCGTTTGAAGAAATAAGAAAGCAATATAAAGAAGATTGCCAAAACACATACAATCCACAAATGACAGAGGGAAAGGCATACAAGGGGCATTTCGCGCCCGGAGCAGAGGTACACGGAAAGGCAACCCATTATGTGAAAGATAATAGCGGAACAAGATACCCTACAAGTATTTTGAAATTCAACAGAGCAAAAGGACTGCACCCGACACAAAAACCCGTTGCCTTGCTTGAATACCTTATCCGTACATATACTAACAGCTGTGAAACCGTTCTTGACTTTACGATGGGTAGCGGAAGCACTGGCGTTGCTTGCGTAAACACTAACCACCGCTTTATCGGCATTGAACTTGATGAGGGATATTTCAACACCGCAAAAAAAAGAATTGAGGAAGCCTATGACGAGAGAACAAGCGGTTAAATTTCTGCTTGAACAGCCTGCAAAATTTGGTGCTAATGGCGGCACAGATACTGGAGCATAACATCGTATGCGGCGATTTTCTCAAGGAGTGGACAGATGGCAAAGAAAAGAGCAAAAAAAGAAGCCGTCCGAAGACGGCAAAAGAAAATGTACAAGACAAGTATAACACGAAAGGAAATTTTGTCAAGTGAAGTTAGGTAGTCTTTTTGACGGGAGCGGTGGATTTCCGCTCGGTGCAGTGCTTAATGGCATTGAGCCAGTGTGGGCATCAGAGATTGAACCGTTTCCCATCAGAGTAACAACAAGGCGGTTTCCGAATATGAAGCACTACGGAAATGTTGCTGAGATTGACGGTGGCAAGGTCGAGCCTGTCGACATCATCACATTCGGTAGCCCTTGCCAAGATATGAGCATTGCAGGGAAACGAGCAGGACTTGACGGCTCTCGATCAAATCTGTTTTATGAGGCTGTCAGAATAATCAAAGAAATGAGGAAATCGACAAATGGAATATATCCAAGATACGCTGTTTGGGAAAACGTTGCAGGAGCTTTCTCCAGTAACAAAGGAGAGGACTTCAGATGCGTTCTCGAAGCAATGTGCCGAATCTCAGATGAAGAAGTTTATGTGCCTTCGGCTGACAAGTGGCAACAGGCAGGATGCATCTTGGGGGGGCATTACTCAGTTGCGTGGCGAACATTCGATGCTCAGTATTGGGGAGTTCCCCAAAGAAGAAAACGTATCTACCTTGTCGCAGATTTTGCAGGGGAATGTGCCTCAGAAATACTTTTTAAGCCCGAAAGCGTGTCTTGGCATACTCCGAAGGTCTTCCAATCGAGGCAAACCGTTGCCGGATGTGCTACGGATTGCGTTAGAGCGGCAATCGCAGTAGAAAACCATCCGAATGACAGCAGAGTTAAATTATCTGAAGATGGCAACGTACAGGCTTTGACTTCCCGAATGGGTACAGGCGGTGGAAATGTGCTGTTGGTTTTGGAAACGCCGAAAAAGTTAAAAATCCGTTCGGGCTGTGAGGGCGGTGGCAAAGGAGCGTTGATTCAAGAAAACAAATCAGCAACGTTAGGGTGCAACAATGATCAAGTTTTGTTTTGCGTGGATCAAGGCGGAGGCAAGTCAGCTTGTAATGTTACGGAGAATTTATCTCCTACGCTGACTTGCACACACGGCGGTGAGCCTTGCGTTGCTTATGGTATTGACAGAGCAGCTTTCAATCAGGGTGTCAACGCTAAATATGATTTCAGCATCGAAGAAGAGCTGATGCCGACTATGGTTGCAAAAGGAGCGAACGCTTGTGCTTACGGATTTTATCCGCAGATGAAAGCTGAATCAATAGCTTTTGCTGAAGAAAAGAGCAATTGCATTGTAAACGGCACAAATCCCGGCTATCAAAACGGAGTGATAGATAATCACTACATAGTTCGCAGATTAACACCTACAGAATGTGCAAGGTTGCAAGGTTTTCCTGATTGGTGGTGCGATGGTCTTGAAAGCGAAAATCCATCCGAAGAAGAAATATCTTGGTGGGCAAATGCGTTTGAAACGCACAGAAAAGTTGTAGGCGAAAGCACTAAGCCGAAAACGAGAAATCAAATTATTAAATGGCTCAAGGATCCTCATAGCGACAGTGCAGAATACAAGATGTGGGGCAATGGTGTTGCTCTGCCGTGTGTTGATTATGTGCTGCGAGGAATAGTTGAGAACAAAAAGGAGGACAAAATGTCAATACCACAGATAACAGATGACGAGAAAGAGATACTTCAGAGTGCAATTGCATCCTACGGTGAGCGGACACAGGAAGATATGCTGTTTGAGGAAATGTCCGAGCTTGAGAAATCAATCTTAAAACTCAGACGGACAAAGTACACAGATGAAAGCAAACGCTCCGATGTAATCGAGGAGCTTGCAGATGTGTACATAATGGTAACGCAGATGTATATGCGTTTCTGCTGCACAAAGGAAGAAAAGGCTCTGTTCGGGGTCAATCTCCACAAGAAGATTGAGCGACTAAGCCAGTACATAGAGAGGGATTTCCAGTGAACGAGCAAGTTAAGAAAATGATAGACGGCGTAACGGACGATGAATTCCATTCTGCTCTGATTAAGGCTGTGTATAAACTGCTACGCATCGTGGACAGATTCGGCGATGCAGACGGCAAACGCTTGACGATGGAGTATCTGACAGCACTTGTTGTTGAGCAGATAGAATCCGACAGGATGACGGAGGTAACGATATGATAAGATGTGATATCTGCGGATGGGTAGGAAATCGTGAGGACAAGCTCAAGGTAAAGCAGGATGGCGGCGAATATCAAGGTATCCCGGTAACGTTTGAAACAAGCTGCTGTCCGAATTGTCACGGTGAAGATTTCACGGACTTGGATTTAACCGATGACGAAGACGATATGTAAGCGGTGCGGTGGCAACGGCAAGGAAAATTTCGTCCTCTGCCCGTTTTATAAATATGAGCCTATATGTATGGCTCATTGCTACAATGAATGCAAAAAGTTTGACAGAGCAAGCGGCAAGTGCTTGTTCTTGCAGAAGAAAACAGGAGGAAAATAAAATGGCAACAGCAAAGAAAACAGAAACGGTTGAAATCAAGCCGATAGAGATAAAGCAAGTGACACTGAGGATAGAGGGCGATACGCCTATCATTATGCATGCTTGGAGCGAGAAAGCAAAGAAGATGATGCTTGATGCTCAGATGGGGCTTGCAAAAGGCAAGAAGAAAGAAGCAAAGAATCCGATAGATGATTTCATTCAGTCAATGTACTGGTTGACCGACAAGCCCAAAGAAAGCACAGAAGAAGCCTTTATGCAGGCAATAAAGGACGGAGCAAGGTTCGGCTTTCCTGCTACATCGTTTAAACAGGCGGCAATCTCTGCAGCATACAGACTCGGATATGTCAAGGACAAGATGGGTTTGCGTGGTGCGTTCTTCATAAACGGCGATGAAAACGGAATGGTTGAAATTCATTCCGATGTGCCGATTATGCGTGAGGATATGGTCAAAATCGGTATGGGAACGGCTGACTTAAGATATCGTGGAGAATTCCGTAACTGGTGGGCAGAGCTTCATTTAACCTACAATGTCAACAGCGGATTCTCGCTTGAGAACATAATCAACGCTATCAACGCAGGAGGATACGCTTGCGGTGTGGGCGAATGGAGAGTTGAAAAGGACGGTCAGTTTGGAGCGTTCCACATAGCTATTGATTAAGGCAGGCAAGGCTTGTTCCGGTAAGGTTGGGCAAGGCAGGCTTGGAAGCCTAATAATAATCAGGAGGTCAAATATGGTCTACGAATGGAAAGGAGCATCCCGAATAAAAGCGGATGCTCAGAAGGCAGGAGAGCTGTTTGAGCAGCTTGAAGCCGAGAATGACTTGACAGCGGCAAGAGTTGTCGAGGAAAGCAGAGCTGAAGATGCGGTTCTGCACAATGAGTTCGAGTGGAATGACTCGGAAGCGGCAAACAAGTACAGAGAAGGACAGGCAAGGCATCTCATAAATGCTATCACTATTGCAACGGTAAAAGCAGAAGGTTGTGATAAGCCTATCCCGGTAAGAGCGTTTTTTAACGTATCAGCCGACAGCACTTACACAAGTGTAGTCAGCATTGCCAACAGTGCTGAAAAAACAGCGAATTTGGTGGCACAGGCGAAAAGAGAGTTAATTACATTCTCAAACAAGTACAACGCAATACAGAGCTATCTGAGCGGCGTTTTCGATGCAATCAAGGAGGTAACCGATGTCAAGAGTGATAGTTAAGACGGTAGGACTGAGCCGAGAAGATTGGCTCGAATATCGCCGTAAAGGTTTAGGAGGCTCGGATGCCTCAACAGTATGCGGTCTTAATCCGTACAGCAGTAAACTGACACTGTGGGCAGATAAGACAGGCAGACTTCCCGAAAAGGAAGATAGCGAGGCAATGAGAACAGGGCGTGATCTTGAACAGTATGTCGCATCACGTTTTGAAGAAGCTACAGGCAAGAGAGTACATCGCAGAAACGCTATGTTCGCTCACGATAAGTACGATTTCATCACAGCAAACGTTGACCGTGAGGTAGTCGGTGAAAACGCAGGACTTGAGTGCAAGACAACATCTGCGTATGCGAGAAGCGACTTTGAGAACGGTGAAATACCACTTAATTACTTATGCCAGTGCAGGCATTATATGAACGTGATGGGATATGAGAAAATGTATCTCGCAGTGCTTGTAATGGGCAGAGCGTTTTACTGGTTCGAGATACCGTATGACAAAGCCGAAGGCGATGCTTTACTGAAGATGGAAATTGACTTTTGGAATAAGTACATTGTTCCCGATGAGCAACCCGAAGCTGATGGCTCTGACTCAGCGGCAAACACAATAAGAACGTTGTGGCACACAGAGGTTGAAGAATCAGCTTGCTTACTCGGAGATGACACAAACTTTGATAGATATCTCAGCTTGCAGGAACAGAAAAAAGCTATCGAAAAAGCTATGAACGAAGTAAAGCAGAATACTATTCTGCATCTTGATGGTGCAGAAACAGGCTACACGAACAAGTACAACATAAGCTACAAAGAGTCTTCACGCACAAGCGTTGACACTAAAGCTCTCAAGGAAAAATATCCGCAGGCGTATGCGGATTGCTCAAAAACAACAAAAACAAGGACGCTCAGATTATCTAAAAGAAAGGATGTTTAACAATGGCAAACACAGTTACAAACGCAAACGGCATAATCGCACAGGCAGCACAGGCACAGATGGAGGCAAGCAAGCCGAAGAAACCGGGTGCTATAATGCAGAGCCTGCTCGACAACGAGCAGACAAAGAAGATACTGCAGAACGCTCTGCACGAAAACGCAGATAGCTATGCAGCAAGCATTCTCGATCTGTACAACAGCGATAAAACTTTACAGCAGTGTCAGCCGAAACTCGTTTTCGGCGAGTGCTTAAAGGCGGTATCGCTTAAGCTGCCGATAAACAAGCAGTTAGGCTTTGCATATGTGGTAGCGTACAAGGGTATTCCTCAGTTCCAGATTGGCTACAAAGGCTTGATACAGCTTTGTATGCGTACAGGACAGTACAAGCATATCAACGCAGGAGAAGTATACGAAGGCGAATATCAGGGTTACAGCAAGCTCACAGGAGAGCTTGATATCTCAGGCGAAAGAACAAGCGACAAGGTAATCGGCTACTTTGCATACCTTGAAACGCTTAACGGCTTTACGCACAGTATGTATTGGACAAGGGAAGAAGTCGAAAGACACGCTAAGAAGTACAGCAAGAGCTTCAGCTACAGTTCATCTGCGTGGAAGACAGACTTTGATAAGATGGCGGTTAAGACGATGCTCAGAAATCTGCTGTCACACTACGGCTATATGTCTGTAGAAATGATGAATGCGTTCTCGGCTGAAGAACCGAAGAAGGCAACGGAGGAAACATCCGCACAGGATGACGATATCGTGGATGTAGATGCTACGGTTGTTGATACGAACACAGGCGAAGTGACAGAGCAGGAGCTTTTCGACAATGACATATCGGTACAGAATTAAAGCAATTCCTCCGAGCAACAACAAGTTCATCGGTCGCAATGCCCAATGGGAATATCAGAAGGTCAAAAAGGAATGGGCGGACTTAGTCCGCTTTTCCTGCCGACCATATCCGAAACAGCCGATAGATAAGTCGGTTGTGCAGATTACATACTGCTTTCCGACAAAGGTACGGCATGATCCTGATAACTACAGCGGCAAGATGATACTTGACGGCTTGACTTCGGCAGGAATTATAGCGGATGACAGCTTCAGCCACATCACGCTGATGCTGAGGGCGAAGGTGGATAAACAGAATCCACACACAGAAATAACGATAACAGAGGTAGACGATTTATGTACAACAGAGTAACTATGATGGGCAGAATTGCAAATGATCTTGAAATCAAGACAACGCAATCAGGAACGAGTGTTCTCACATTCAGACTCGCTGTTGACCGTTCATACAAAGATGCGGACGGCAACAGAGATACCGACTTCTTCAATTTCGTTGCGTGGAGATCGAACGCAGACTTCATCGCTAAGTTTTTTGACAAAGGAAGATTGATTCTTCTCGATGCGGAAGCACAGAATAGAACGTATACCGACAAAAACGGCACTGAGAGGCTCGTCACGGAGTTTTTAGTGAACAGGGTATACTTTACTGGTGAGAAGGCAAACAACGCAAATACGGGGCATTCTACGCCGTCTACGGCGGTTGTGGCAAGCACTCCTGCTCCTGCATCCGCAAATTCAAGCAATCCTGACTTCAATGCTCCCGAAGATGACTATCCGTTCTGATGGTGATAGGCTATGGACAGACTTAAAGGCGGTTATATACGCTTACACAGAAAAATACTCGGTTGGCGGTGGTATTCCGATGAGGTTACGTTTCGAGTATTTCTGCATCTGTTGCTCACAGCAAATTATAAGCCTCAGACGTGGAGAGATAAAACGATTGAGCAAGGACAAGTGATTACAAGTATCTCTCATTTGTGCCAAGATTTAGGCTACAGCCGAGATACAATCTACAAAGCACTAAAACGTCTTGAAGCATCAGGCGAAATACAACGCTCACCGAACGCTCGATATACGATTATCACTGTGATTAACTATGGTGACTACCAAGAAGACCGAACGCAAAACGAATGCTCACCGAACGCAGAACGAATGCAAGCCGAACGCAAACTGGACTCAATGGAAAAAAGTAAAAAAAGTAAAAAAATAAACACTACTACTACTACTACTACGAGCGGAGTCTGCGAGGAAAATCTTGTAAATCTGTACGGCAGAGAGCAAGTCGAGAGATACAAGAAAAGATTTATTGCTTGGAGCAAGAAGAACGGTGTCAGCAATATGGATTGTATCACTACCATAGGCGAGTGGATGATGAAAGACCGGGTAAAGAGAATCACAGAGGAAGAAAAGAATGCAGGATATGAAGACGATGACGGATGGAACAATACCGATGACTACAAGCGGTGGTTGTCAGAATAATCACGGAGTCATCTACACAAGCAAAGAAATACTTGAGCTTGGCATACCAAGCTCTGATCCGATACCTGAGCCTAAGACTTGCAAGTATTGCGGTAAAACGCTGTATCACGAATGCATAGTGCTTGCAGGCAAGGCACTGGTATGGAGATTGAACGAGCCACAGAGATGCGATTGTGAGCAAAGCAAAGCATTCTGGGTACGGTGGGAAAAGAAACAAGAAGAACAGAAAAAAGCGGAAGCCGAGCGGCAAGCACAGGAAGAACGCAAGCAGAAGATTGACAGCATACTTGGCAAAAGCGGAATCAGACAGCGGTTTTTATCGAGAACGTTTGACAGCTTCAAACTGACAAGCGAAAACGAGCAGGCTTATAACATCGCTGTTGAGTATGTACATAATTGGGATAAACACAAAGCAAACGGCGAAGGGCTTCTTTTCGAAGGCTCTTGCGGTACAGGCAAAACACATCTTGCTGTTGCAATATCACTTGCACTGATACAGCAAGGTGTCCCGGTTGTTTGCAAAACATCAATCGATATGCTGTCGGATATCAAGCAGTGCTATCAAAAAGACAGCACGGTAAGCGAAGAAGAAGTTGTCGGTGTGTACAAGACGGTTGACTTGCTAACGATTGATGACTTGGGCAAGGAACAGGCTACAGAGTGGTCGGTATCTGTGCTGTATAACATCATCAACGAGCGATACGAAGCGATGCTTCCGACAATAATCACAACAAATTACAAGACATCGGCTTTGATAGACAGACTCTCGGCAAAAGGTGACAAGGAAACAGCTTCGGCGATTGTCAGCAGATTTGTTGAGAGCAGCCACAGAGTGACGATGGCTTGGGAAGACTACAGGAGGAAACGATGAGAGAAAGATTATTTCATGGGATACGGAAAGATAACGGTAAGTGGGTTGAAGGTTGTTTACTTGGGGACGATGTAATTGTTCCAAAAGGTCAACCGTTTTGTATTTGCCATGACATTCTTGATTCCGCTCTTAAAGCATACGAAGTCATTCCTGAAACCGTAGGGCAACACATAGAGTTGCCTGACAAGAACGGCAAGAAGATTTTTGAGGGAGACATCGTTAAATGCACAGCCACTAACGTTGATTGTGCTTTTACGGCGGTTGTACTTTTCGGAAATCCAAATGGCGAATATAATTGGGGCTTCCAGTTGATGAGAATTAGTGGAGCGAACGCAAACACGGATATTCTGCTTTGGGTAGATATGGAGGAAACAGGTGCGTTTATTGAGGTCATCGGCAACATCTACGATAATCCCGAGTTGATAGGAGGCAAAACGAATGCCTGAATATTTTGAAAAAGAAATCCTCAAGACTTGGGTAAAAGAGTTTATCACAACAAATCCATTGCTTTTGAAGGCTCTGGATTACACGCCATCCGCAGATGTCGAGCCAGTAAGGCACGGACACTGGGAAGCGGATGTTTGCGGCAGAATGTCGATGGCAGGGAAATTTGAGAGCCTCATTTGCTACAAATGCTCGGCTTGCGGAACGTTTGTAGACCAAGAAACGAAATACTGTTGCAATTGCGGGGCAAAGATGGATGAGGAGAACAGCGAATGAGCGTATGCTACCAATGCCCGAACAGGCATCCGAAATGCCACAGCGAGTGCGAGAAGTACATAGCAGAGAATGCTCGGAATGCGATCATCCGAGAAAAACGGCACGAAATGAAACAGCTCGACAGCTACAAATATGAAACGAGCATAAGGCTCAAACAGAAAAGGAAGGTAAAAAATGATTAAGATCGAGGGCACAGAGATTTACGGCTTTGAAGCGGCAATCAGAGGAATGAGAAATCCGATGAACAGTTGGGACAGAAGCGATAGCGGTTGGTGCGAACAGCAGGAAATTTGCAAAGTGCCGATTGCAACGTGTCAGAAAATAGGCGGTTATTGCATCGGCGATAATGACTTAAAGCTGATGAAACAGCTTGCAAAGGCAGGACCCGTACACGCAAAGTACCGCAGAATGATAACGGTAACGTGTGATATAACCGCACCAATGTTTTGGTGGGCTGAGTACGATACCTACAAGGTCGGAACGGTCAGAAACTCTTGCAGTAAGATGCACAAGATACACAGCAAAGAGCTTTTAAACGAGGATTTTTCCTGCGAGGGATGCAAGGAGGTTGGATTTGGGGCAATGCTTTGCTTTGTCACAGTGCAGAACACTTGCAACACTCTGAGAGAAAAATACAACGAAACCAAAGATAAGAAATACTGGAGAGCGTTGATTGAGTTGTTGCCTGAAAGCTACAATCAGAGGGCAACGGTACAGCTTAACTACGAAGTGCTTGCAGGAATGTATTACTGGCGAAAAGATCACAAACTCGATGAATGGCACACGTTCTGCAAATGGGTAGAAAGTCTGCCGTACTCAGAGATAATCACAGGAGGAAACGAAAATGGAGAAAATTAATCATCCCGAACACTACAAAGGCAACAAGTACGAAGCGATAGATATCATCGATGACTATCAGCTTGGCTTTAATCTTGGCAATGCCGTCAAGTACATACTCCGAGCTGGCAAGAAAGGCGATACAGCCGAAGACTTGAAGAAGGCTAAGTGGTACATCGAACACGAGATATGCAAGCTGATGAACGAGAAGGAGCGGAAAAAGGAAAAAGAACAGGTAGACGAAGCAAACGTGTTTTTTGCGAAAATGTATGCAGCAAGCAAAGTACAGGAAAAAGAGGCTCGACCCAAGCGTTGTCCTGAGTGCAAACGGTATGGAACAAAGAATTGCAGGATGGCTTGTTGGGTGCAGCGAGGCACAGACATAAGCAATTATACTTGTGATGCGTGGGAGGCGAAAGAATGAAATCCCATATCGCAGGAAGCACAATGACAAGCAAAGCAAACGTACAGACGGCAATTGCACATAGCGAGATGCAACAAGTTGTCGCTGTGTACAGAATCTGCACGGCACTTGCTTTAAACAAGCTGTATGGCTTCGGAAACGAAAGGCTCAAGAAGTTTAACGAGGCTGTCGAAGAATCGCTTGTCGAGTTTGGCAGATACGCAGGCAGTACAGGCATAAGCAAGGCGAGAGGCTTTACAGACTTGGAAACAGGCGAAGAAATGCTGATGCAAGCAGTTAAAAGCAGGGGAATAGATATCGAGTATGCTCTCGGTATCAAGGCACTGGAGGTGTGATATGCGAAGCGTTGGCAAGCAAGGGTATCCAATGGAATGTCCGTTTTACAAGACGAGTGGAGAAAGCAGTGTTTACTGCAATGGGTTTGCCGTTGGAATAAACGTTAAATTTTATTTTGACGATAAAAAGGCATGTCGCAAGTGGGTAAAAAGCGTTTGCAGAAACCGGGAGCATTGTGGGTTCGGCAGTTGCCCATACTTCTTGCTTCTTGAAAAACTTTGTGATATCGGAAAATAACAGCCGTACTAAATCTCTCACTGTGTTATACTTAGGAAAAACACAGTGGGAGATTTTTATGGATATAACAGTGATAAATGCTGTGATATCGGGATGTTTTTCTCTTGCAGGAGCATTAATCGGCATACTTGCAAGTGCGAAACTGACTACATACCGCATAGAACAGCTTGAAAAAAAGGTCGATAAGCACAATCAGGTTATCGACCGGGTCTATAAACTGGAACAGCGAGGAGCTGTAATCGATGAGGAAATCAAGGTGGCAAATCACAGGATTGCTGATCTTGAGGAAAGGGAAGTAAAATGAAAGTATTTATTTCGCAGCCGATGAAAAACAAAACGCCCGAAGAAATCAAAGCAGTACGCTTGGCGGCTGAAATGATGATCAAGGCTATTTTCCCCAAAAAGAAGATAGAAATGATTGACTCTTACTTTGAAAAAAATGCGGATTCAGCATCGCCGCTTGCCAATCTTGGCAAGTCGCTTGAGCTTTTGGCAACGGCAGACATAGCAGTTTTTTGCTATGGATGGGAAGAAGCAAGAGGCTGTCGCATAGAGAGTGCCGCTTGCGTAGCATATGAAATCCCGTTTATCGAAGTGACAGAAGGTTATCAGTCAGCTCTTATCAAGGAGGAAAATTATGATTAACTGGAAAAGAAAACTTACAAGCAGAAAGCTGTGGCTTGCTGTCGCAGGCTTTGTTACTGGTCTGATCATCGCATTCGGCGGTGCGGAAGAAACTGCAAATACCGTGAGCGGATGCATTATGTCGGGAGCGGCGGTCATCGCCTATATCATCGGTGAAGGTCTTGCTGACAGCGGCAACGGAGGAAACAGCAATGGCTCTGAAAATTAAAGGCATAGATATCAGCAGAGCTCAGACGGATATAGACTTTGCCAAGATAAAAAAGGCAGGCGTTAAGTTTGTTATCCTCAGAGCAGGCATCGGCTCGGATGAGGATACATACTTTCGCAGATACCTTAAGCAGTGCGAAAAGTACAAGATACCTTACGGCTGTTACTGGTATGTAAAAGCTGTAAAGAATGCCGAATTTCGCAAGGAAGTTAAAGCCTGCATAAGAACGATGAAAGGTTTGAAGCCGTCATATCCTGTGTTCTTCGATATGGAGGAGCAGGCACAGATTGACAAGCTGACAAACAAAGAACGCACAGAGATGGCAAAATACTTTTGCCAGATGGTCGAGAAAGCAGGCTTGCCATCGGGTATATACGCAAATCCGTCTTGGCTTGAAACATACTACAACAAGTCTGAGCTTGTCGGCAAGTATGACATATGGCTTGCACACTGGACAGGATCGCCCGACTATCCAAGCAGATATGACTATGGACAGACAATGTGGCAGTGGGGTGTAACGAGCATAGACGGCAGAGATGTTGACGGCGATGTGTGTTTTATCAATTACCCGGCGAAAACGAGTTACTGGTACAAAACACACACCACAAGTGCAGGAAATACCCAGAAGCCCTCTCAGACAACGCAAGATGCCTCTAAAAACGATTTTGGCATCGAGGTAGGGAAATATGTCACAGTAAAGTCTAACGCCGTTTTTAAGGGCAATATAAAGCCTCTGAGCTTTGTGTACGAAACTGCGTTTAGAGTGCAGGATATGTCAAGCGATGGAATCTATGCTCTCATCGGTCTTGACGGAGAGCCGACAGGATGGATGGATAAGAAGTATCTGACGGTAGTATCGGACACAAAAAAAGTGCCGCCCCTTCAAGGCGGGGGGACGGGGAGGGGGAAGGGCGGGGGGGGGCG